GTACTTCTTGCTCTGGGGCTTGGTCTACGTTGCCTTCTAAACGCTCTTCTTCATCAAGCAAAAATGCTGCCATTACTAAACTCCGTGCTTTTACATTGTGGAGATATACAGAAGTTGTGCTTATTCGGCGCTTCTGCGTTCTTTACTAATCTTCCTTTCTCGGTCTCTAGCCCATTTCATTGTAGCCCCTGGGAAACTACCAGAGATGGGGTCAAGCATATTCCGAACAGGTGAGATTATTCTTACAGCGGCTTCATTACAAACTCTACAATCCATCTCTCGGCACTCTGAATCTACAAAGGCTTCAAAGATATGATTAGCAGAACATTGAAAGTCGAAGATTCTACGCATTGGTGTCTCCGACAAACAACTGCTCTGAAGCAGCTTCAATACTCATTTCTAGGTTTAAGAATGTACGAATAATGTTTAACTGACCTTTACGAAAGTTCAAGTCATCAGCATTCTTAGTGTACTCTACAGAGTTTATGTTGTTTACTTGTGTTTCTAACTCTGCACAAAAGGCTTTGTAGCCTGCGGTATTACACATCTCTTTGATATCACCGTAGAACTGTTCCAGGTCATTATCAGTCATCTGCATTACCTCTGTTAGTTACTTGTTCTTTTTCTTCTTGCCTTTGCCATACATCATAATTGTTTCTCCTTTTAAAGTTTAACCGAGTGTAGCATACTTTTGTGTTTTTGTCAATCTTTTTCTTGACCTTCTTTCTTTAATGTGTTACCGCCTTTCTTATTAGCAAGTTCCTTTACAGCCTTAAGCTCTTCCCTAATCTCTCGCAGTTCTTGATAGACCGCTGCAAAGCCTGTGTTAGTCTCTACAGCCATCTTAGTTAAATCAGCTTTACTCACAAACATCATCGTCTCCCTTTGCCTTTCTCGGCTATAGCTAAACGTGCAATCTCTACACGCTGTTTAAAGTTACGTTCATCATCTGAGTCTAACTCACCGATAGTCTTGATTTGTTCTGTCTCAAGCTTAACGGGTACTGCTTTTGTTTCAGCATCATACTTCTTAGCCCTTGCAGTAAACTCTTCAGCTTGTCCATTCAAGACGTTAATCTGAGCTTCTTGTAGAGCCTTCTGCAATGCCTGAGCTTCTTGTGCTGCTTGCTGTTCAGCCTGCTGCTGCTCTGGCGATTTCTGCCCTGACTGTTGAATCAATGCTACCATCTCCTCTCGATTAGAAAGGTTCATGTTCTCCACCACAGACTGTATCAATGTACTGTACAGCGGAGACTCTTGAGACATAGTTTGTAGCAGTTGGATAAGCTGAGATACTTCATACTCTCTAGCAATAATACCGAGAGAGCTAACAACATTAAACTTATAGTCTTTAACAGGGTAATGCTCAGGATCAAACTGCATGTAACGGTGAGCAGCTTTAGTAATGAAAGGTATTAAGAAACTCTCTTGGAAGTTAATCAACGTGCGCTTCTGACGCTTAATCAAGGCTCCCAAACTCATTGAGATGCCTGCTGCTGTAGCTTCTCCGTTAATACTACCTGCGATACCTGCTGAGTCTATAGCGCCTGTAGCGGTCTGTACCATGCGTTGTAGAGCCTCTGCCTGAGCAAAGGTAATCTGACTTACTTGACCAAAGTTAAAGGGATAGAAGATTTCATCAGGACGGCCATTGGTGAGGATAATCTTACCTGGGCTTATCTCTGGTTTAAAGCCCCTTGGCATCCTCGTAGCGTCCATTCCCATCATAGGGTGTACTGTGAGTGCCAGTGCATCAATACGTGCTCTCAGCTCTGCGTCAAGTGCCTTCTGGCTGTTGTAACCTTTCTCACAAACACCTCTACCCCAGAAGCGTCCAGGAACAACATCCCACGGGAATGCAATGACAGGACGATCTTGCATCATGTAGGGGTTTTCTTCAGCTTTAAGCAGCACACCACCGTTAGCTATGATAACAATAGCTTCGATGTAGTAGCTCTCATCATCCTTAGCTTCATCAGTGAGAGTTACAATGTCTTCATCTTCTTCTTTATCTGCGTTAATCAACAGATGTCGAGGAACTAAACCAAAGTACTTAGTCAACCTTACTTTATCTTCTGGTTGATCTACCAATTCATGGTCTGCGTCAAGATCAATGTCATATTCGCTGGTGTTTAATGATACTTTCTTGTAAACACCCTTCTCTTGTTCAATCTCTACCGTGTGTGATGGTACATAACGATCAATACACACACCAATAGCTTCTTCAATGCTTGTAGCTACAGGGTCAATCAAGAAGTTCTGCGGTAGGATGGGTATAAGACGTACTATTGTACGCTCAGTGATGTTAACACCTACAGCTTGTAATGCTCCATCCATGATAGGCTGCGTAGCTGGAGCCATCTCTTTGATTTCTTCGAGTACAATCTCACCAATACCTGTACCATAGACAGCAGAGTTAATAAGACACTCAGCAACAGCCTTCCTAACCTTAGTTTTAGCAAAGTCTTCATGTAGTTTTTCACGTAAGAAGGCTACGTCTGGTGTCTCTTGGTCAGCAAGGTCATCTGTGATGTCAAAGAGCTTACCACGACCAAAAGTAGCCTCTTCAATCTCTGCTACAGAGCTTTCAACAGCTTGCTGAAGGGCAGGGGAGATAATACGACTACGCTCAGACTGCCTAGTCTTGTCTTCAGCAGCGTAGATACCACGCCAGAGGCGGTAATATTCATCATGAGTCTTCTCATAATTGTTTTCATAGTGGTCACGCCACTGTTCTGCCTTAGCCATTACCCAAGATTCTAGGGATTCTGTGATAAAATCTGTGTTATCTTCCATATTAATCCTCTTAGTAGCCAGCTACTGTGTCGTAAACCTTATAATCATCGTATTCTGAGTCGTATGCGTAAGTTACTTTGTGTAGCTGATCTATGTAAGCTAAAGAATCTATCAAGTCATCATGCGTTAACGGGTCTGGAAACTGGAAAAGCTGATCCATGAACTCTGCATTCCAATCTCCCTTGTTAAGTTTAACAACACCGTTTTCAAATCTACCCTGCAAAGCCCACATAACCCTGTCAGTCTTCTTCTTGTTACCGTGTGTTAGTTCATCCACACGAAAGAATGTGTTATGTCTTTTCATTAAATCAGTTAACGGAGACATTACAGCGTTTCTAGCTATGCCTCTTTCAATACCAACAGCTACTGGCTGATAATCTCTGATGATTTGAAATATCTTGTTAGCTGTCTCATTCAGTTCCCAGCGTCCATAGACAATATCCTTAACCCACCATTGACCTTCTTCAGTTATCTTAACAACAGAAATAGCTGTCTGATCTAGTCTCTTGTTCTTAGATTTAACTTTGTTTATTTCTTCAAAGCCTGCTAAGTCAATAGCAACAAAGTAGTCACCGTTAGGTTCTTCTTCATCAAACTTAACCCAATCTTCTTTAAACATCTCAGAGCCTCTAGCCTCGAAAGAAGCCATAAACTCTGTACGGAAGGCGTAAGAAGACATTGATTTCTTGGCGCTGTCAATCTCCGTAGGGTCTATCATAGGGTTGTTATAGCTTGTAAAGTGCCATGCTTTGTAGGAAGTATCATCAGATAATTGTGCGTAGTTGTACAAGTCGTAGAAGTGATTCCTACCCATTGGTGTACCGATAAACAACGCATGACCCTTCTGGTCAGCCAGCGCAGGTCTTAAGATCATATCCCACACTTCTGGTTTGATGTCTGCGTATTCGTCTAGCACCAAGAACTTTAACGACACACCACGCATTGTCTCTGGCCTGTCGCCACCTTTTAAGCTGATGGTGGCTCCGTTAATCAACTTAATCTGTAGGTTGTTAACATGACTACCAACAATCACCGGAGCACCTAACTCCAGCAGTGTATTCCACATAATATCTCTAGCTTGTCCTTGTGTAGGGGCTACGTAGAATACATGACCTTTGTCAGCTTGTAAGGCGTTAACAATCAACAACCAAGCAGCCAGCATAGACTTGCCAGTACGGCGACCAGCAGCAACAACTTTAAATCGTGCTGGATCATTCCACACTTCCTGTTGCCAGGGAAGCAGTGATATCTTTAAATCCATTAGGTAAAGCTCACAGCAGCTGGGTTGTGTCGTTCTAGCTCAAAGCTAACGATTGCTGTAAATGTACTACCAGCGTCTGGAGTAACAACAATACTGTCACCTTCTCGCATAGCCATCCACTTACCATCACCACCAAACTCTAGAGCTTCACCAGCACTTACAGACTTATTACCTTGGAATGTTATTGTTGTTCCGTTAACCCACGATGCTTCAACACCTTCTGTGCTGCCTCCAGCGTTAGCTATAAACAACAGTGTTACAATAGCTCTGTATCCCGTAGGTACAGTGAACAACGTGTTAGCTACGTTAGCTGTGAGGTTCTTACCAACAGAGTATTTAGTAACTTGTGTATTCATTAGTATAACCACATAACAGGAGTGTCATCACGGATGTCAACATGTACAAAGCTCTTAGCTACACCAATACCAGTAAAGCCTAACCTCGTAGCTTCACTGACTAACTTCATACGCTCACTACCATTCCTAACTCTGATGTCAGCAGCAATACCTCTGGTATGTGTACCTGGAGTCTTTTTAGCTACTTCTATCGGATGTTTAGCAGAGCGATAACCACTGACAATAACTAACGGAAACCCGCAAGCATCCCTCAGAGCATCTAGTCTACTAACAAACTTTTCATTAATGAAGTTGTCATTACTGTGCTTGCACGTAAACTCTTCTTTCTTAAAATGCTTACTGTTCATCATCTACACTCTCGTACTCAGCTTCTATTGTGTTATTTGTGCTGATGTCTGTTGTGCCTACACCACTGATTGTAATGTTAACGCTAGGACGACTGCTACCACCACCTTTTTCAAACATACTTATTGGAAGCATTCTATCTATTAAGAGTTTCCAAGCTGCTTGCTGCCCTTTATGTTCATCATCTAAAGCAGCATTTAGTATTGAATCTAACACCTTCTTAGACTTTGGAGATGCTATCAGCCTTGCTTTCATCTCATTCATGATGGCTGCATCGCCAGCGGGTCTACCAACTTTACCTTTATTCTTAGCGGCTGCTAACGCCTTCTTAGTTGGTCTACCTATCTTTTTAACAACACTATCGTTATTAACATCAGTTGAAGACATAGCTATTGCCTTTTGAGTATAGAGACTCTGTAGTCTATCTAGCTAGCCTAAGTAGCGAGCTAGCCTTTACCGTTGAGCTAGCTACTTCGTTAGCTAGTCTCTATAGAGCTTTAAAGAGGTAACAATAAGTATTATTTATTATTACTTTTTAGAGCTTTAAAGAGTTGTTAAAGTTAGAAGAGTAATCAGGACGTTAACGACTAAGAGCGGCTTAGTGCTGCTTAGTCTGTAGAGGGGCTTAAGCTCTTTAACGCCTGACTACGTTTTCCTTTCTCGCTTACCTGTATAGAGGTGTTGAGGGTAGCATATTTTAAAGAGAAAGTCAATACCTAATTCATATTTATTTTATATAGGCTGTATAGCAATCAGCACGTATTCCGTCTCTCCTCAGTCTAACCCTTTCTAGCGGGTCTGCTACAGTAAAGAGACTCCGCAGACCGCCGCCGTTATTCCCTTTATTATTAATTACTTAGATGGTGTAGGCTATGCCAGCGTTGTAGCTTCTACCTCGTCCTAATTAATCCTATTTAGCCTTATTTTGTGTCTAGGTAGCTACCACATCATCGTCAGCGCAGCAGCCCCCTCCCCCGCCCCTGGATATGTTATAGCATAGCATTAGACTATGCCGTCTCTACAGATGACAGCATGTTGTCAATGATGCAGACTGATATAGATGACAGCATGTTGTCATTGTGTAGATGAGGGAGTTGATGCAGCACCTATATAGGTGACATAGTCCCGACATAGTCCCGACATAGTCCCTACATAGTCCCTACATAGTCCCGCCAATACACTCTCTATATAGGCGCTGGCATTCAATAGGTAAACTCTATCAATCACGGAATATCAATAGATTTATTCAACGTGACTATATAATTATGAAAGAGCATTATAACTACATAGGCAGCACAAAGCGGCCACAAACAGAGGATATAAACATGTATATACAAGTAACAAAGCATAACTTTATAAACGCTTTTCACAATAAAGACAGAGGCGACCAATTCACTTACGAGGCCTTATGCGCCTTGTTTGAGTATCTTGATGAATCTGATACAGAGTTAGATGTCATAGGACTATGTTGCGACTTCGTTGAGTTTGAATCGTTGGCAGAGTTTCAAGAGCAATACGGTAATGCATATCAAACGATGGAAGACATTGAGCACGAAACTATTGTCATTCCGGTTGATGGTTCACGTTTCATTGTAGGGGCTTTTTAATTATGAAAACTTACACTATTTTTTCGGATGCGGGACACGGTTGGGTCAAGGTTAGCATGAGCGAATTAATTCGCTTGGGTATAGCGGACAAAATTAGTACCTATTCATATCAATACGGTGAAAATGCATATCTTGAAGAAGATTGTGATTATTCGACGTGGTTAAACGCAAAAAACGAATGCGGTGAGCAATTCACAACAAAAAACAACAATTGTCGCGGATATTCACAGATTCGAAAATATCCGCATTATTCCTTTGAAAGATATACCAACAAGCCCGCTCGCGTAGTTGGTGAATTGGTGAAGCTTGGCAAGTCGCAATATCGACTTGATTACAACCAAGGTCGCACGGGCTGGCAAGTAACATGTATGCAATCTGGCGTGTCGTACAGAATGCCAGTCACTATGATGAATCTGTGTGAGCGTGCATTATGACAATACTCGCTCATTTTATCGCTATTTCATCAAATCGGAAAATTGGTGCTATTCCTTGCACGTATTCCGCTCGTTTCACGTGTCCGGATGCATGCCCGCTCAAAAAAGCGGGATGTTATGCGGAAGACTATTTTACGTCAATGACGTGGAACAAAGTCGATAGCGGAAAACTTGGCAAGGAATGGGAAGCATTTTGCGAAGATATCCGCACAATAAAAAACGGACAATTGTGGCGACATAATGTCGCTGGCGACTTGCCACCAATTGACACGGACACAATCGACGCGGATAAACTCGCTCAACTAGTCGATGCGAACAAGGGGAAGAAAGGTTTCACCTATACGCATTACCCCGATACCGCTCACAATATCGACGCAATCAGGCATGCCACGGAAAACGGTTTTACCATCAATCTATCAGGCAATAACCTTGATCATGCTGCAGATCTGGCGCGACACGGTTTGCCAGTCGTTGCCATTGTCCCAATTGATTACCCAACGGAAACGACTTATTACAAGGGGCATAAAGTTATTACGTGTCCCGCCACGTATCGCGACGAAGTAACATGCGCGACTTGTAAGCTATGCCAAGTATCAAAAAGGGGTTCTATTGTTGCGTTTCCGGCGCATGGGAGCAAAAAACGGATGGTAAACGAATCATTAATAATTGCGAGATCTGCAGCATGAAATACTCTATTAAAAGAGGTTATCGCTTGCATATTGTGCGGTATTATAGCTTTTTCAATATCAATACTTGCCATTCTAGCAATGGCACAAGGATAAAATCATGTTAAAAGCGACAGCGTTTTATGACCAGAATAAAAGCATTCTTGAGAGTGACGATTGCAAAGAAGCACACGAATGGGCTAATGCATACTCTATGACATCCACAGAGTATGTGGATAAATGTACAAATTTAATCAAGGCGTCATCATTGAGCAGAGATAACTTAATAACTATCCTATCCGCTAATGATAGGAATGGTATTTATAGTGATGAAAGAAGCATAGCGGAGGAAATGCCGATAGCTACAAAGGCAGATTTATTGTTGTCAGTTGTAATGTGTGAGCTTGAATTATGAATATAGATGACGTTTATAAACAATTGACAGTAAAACTTGGCAAAGTAACAATGCTCTGTCCTGACAAAGCAGAGGCACGGTTGCTACGTGCACGGCTTGCCAAGCGTACAAGGAAAAGTGATATGATTATATTTAGCAGATACAACAGGCCAACATTGGAATTTTGGAGGGTAGAATGATGAATACTTATTATATAGTTATTGAGATACTATCGGGAGAGTACGCCAAGGACACAATATCCCTAGTCACCGCCGAAAGTGAGGAGGAGGCTAAACGCGCTGCACTGATTGGAGAGTGTCACAGTGACGAAGACGATCTGGAATGGACAGAGCGCGGTGTATACGATCTAGGCGGTGAGTTTCATTATTCTATATACTCTTGCGCTTTAGTACCTGATGATGATATCCCTACTTTAACAAAATACCTTTGGAGAACATACGCATGAAAACGATATACTATGCATTAATGCTAATGGTTTCCTGTCTAGCAGTGTTCGTGTTCGCACGTGCAATTGATGCCGGACTAGAGGGGAATCCCATAGGATGGTTTCTAGTTGGGTTGATGGCAGTTTTTGCCTATGTTATATACGATGACGCAATATCAATAATCAATGAGGATGAAATGAAATGAGATATCTTATAGCAGACACAATCAACGGGGTCACTGTATGCGAGCAGTTTGAGGATGCATATGACGTACTAGGCAACGAGGATTTTCTAGATGCATTGTATACGGTTAAACCAGGTGAATTCATCAGGGGAATTGTAGACTCTGAAACCTACTCAACTATAAAGACAATCTATGGAGTAAAATCATGATTACACTTAGCAGACGTTGTGAAAATTACCCGATAGAATCAGTAATGGTGACGCTCCAAGACGGAGCAACAATCTATGAAGCAGCGGAGGCTATACGCTGTTTCTTGCTGGCGTGTGGTTATCATTATGAATTGGTATACGAAATCTTACCGGAAGAGTGATTTTATAGAGACTATATAGGCGACATAGAGATGATTACGTGCTGAATGCGCTGTCAATGCTTACACTTTTCAGCACATAGTTTATTGATTGTTTTACACTTTGTTGCACGTTAGAGACTAAAGAGTTGGAAGAGACTAAAGAGACGTTAAAGCAAACATCAATAATAACCTTTGTTTATTGTTAACGCTTTAACGATACATCGTCTCTATAGAGTGCAGTTTAATGACACGCTAAAAAGCTGTCAAGGAGTTTATTGTGTTTATATGTTACTTAGGACGTTTTTGTATTATGGCGGGACTTAAGAATGGTTTTGGTGTGTACCTTTGCAGCCAGGAATCGGTGTTTTTTGATGTGTATGGTGACGGTGCAGAGGATGTTGAATCAACTATGACCACGGGTTACTGTCTTATGTTGCCATTTTGTCATGTGACTATTCAATGGGAGCGTAGATAATGCCATTTATTGAGACGCATATAGAGTGCAAGGAGTGCGGGAGCAGTGATGGGAGATCGTTAAACGAGGATGGCTCCTCATATTGTTTCGTATGCGACAAGTATTTCAAGCCGGATGGCGTAGAGTATACACGCCAAGTGTCGCCAGACACGCCTGTGAGGCTCTCTGAGCGATTTACTGACTTTGACCATACGAAGGCACTGCTTCAGACTAGAAAGGCGCAGGCGATCCCACAGAGGGGTTTAACGACGGCAACGTGTGAGCGGTACAGTTGTATCGTTGACGGTGATCGAGTGGTGTATGGTTACTACGCGCCATCAGATCAACACAATCCCGTTGCAGCTAAAATCAGGCTACCGGATAAGAAGTTTACAACGGCGGGTAGTTGGGCAGAAGGTGGCTTATATGGTCAGCAGCTATTCCCAAGCGGTGGCCGCTATCTGACAATCACAGAAGGTGAATTTGACGCCATGAGCGCGTATCAGATGCAGGGGAGTAAATACCCGTGTGTCAGTGTACGCAACGGTGCTGGCGGTGCTCTGAAGGACTGTAAAGCTGCTTATGAGTGGATTGATAGCTTTGACACTGTAGTGATCTGTTTTGACAGTGACGAGCCAGGTACTAAAGCAGCGTCTCAGGTGGCACAGTTGTTCGGTGGCAAGTCTAAAGTGGTGAAGCACCTGCAAGGCTACAAAGACCCGAGCGACTACCTGCAAGCGGGTAAGCCGGATGTATTCAATCAAGTCTGGTGGGCGGCAGAGCAATACATTCCAGATGGTATCATCAATGCGGAGACGTTATGGGATGAGGTTAACTTGCCTATGGAGGATGCTGATGTCATGTACCCGTGGCCAGGTGTTAACGTGATGACGTACGGGATTAGAATGGCTGAGATGGTGACGATTACAGCAGGCAGTGGACTAGGTAAGAGTCAGTTCGTCAGGGAGATAGTTTACTTTGTCCTGAAGCATACTGAGTGCAACGTTGGCTTGTTGTTTTTGGAAGAGTCTACGCGAAAGACTGCGTTGTCGCTGATGTCGTTAGCAGTGGACAAGACTCTGCACCTACCAACGACAGTCAGCACAGAGACGGAGCGTAAGCAGGCTTTTGATGCAACTGTAGGCACTGGCAGGGTTTTTATGTTTGATCATTTTGGCTCAACAGATATTGACAATGTTGTAAGTCGTGTGCGATACATGGCTAAAGCCCTTGATTGCAAGTATATTATGCTAGATCATGTGTCGATAGTGGTCAGCGCACAGGCCGCTGGAGACGAACGTAAGGCGATAGATGAGATAATGACAAAGCTCAGGATGTTAGTCCAGGAAACAAAGATTGCACTGTTTGTTGTGTCTCATCTACGTAGACCAGAGGGGAAGGGGCATGAGGAGGGCAGCAACACTAGCCTGAGTCAGTTGCGCGGCAGTGCCAGCATAGCCCAGCTCTCTGACATCGTGTTAGGGCTAGAAAGGAACGGGCAAGCTGAGGATGCTACAGATAGGAACAAAACTAAGGTGCGAGTGCTTAAGAATAGATTTAGTGGTGAGACAGGTCTGTGTAGTACGTTGTTTTATAACAATGTTACTGGACGAATGAACGAAATTCATGAATGAGGAGATTATGATGAGTTTAAAACAAGCGCAGGAAAAGTACGACAACATGCTGCCAGATGATGACGAAGACCATGAGCACCGCTATCACGGTGAGATAGTCGTGCAAGGTATAGCATTCAACTACGATGATGGTGATCTGTACGAGATTGTAGTACCGCCAGAGCTATGGCCTCTGACACTATCAGAGCAGGATGTATATTTAGCTCAAGCAGACGCTGAAGCTCACGCGACATGGACTAAATCTGAAGAGGAGAGACGATATAATGACTACTAACACTAAGCAGTATGATCGTTACGCGTCACTGGTAAAGACCCAACGCAAGCAGCAGTACCAACATCGTGTGCGATACACAGACCCAGGTACAGGGCAAGAGATGTACACAGGTCTTTGCCGTGATCTAAAGGACGCTATGTTAAAAGCATCCTTTCTGTCCGGTACAGTGATTGATGACGATGACGGTGCTGCATGATCTTAATTGTGCTGATGGTGATAACACTGGTGTGGCTTATGATAGACAAGGAAGAATAGTATGAGGTGTATTAGCTGCAACAATCTGTTGAGTGATTACGAAACAACCCGCAAGTATCGCAGTACGGGTGTGTTTTTAGACCTGTGTGTTAGTTGTGGTAGTTACGTATCAGAGATTGAGATTGATGCTAGAAGAGACCTAAAGTGGCTTATTGATGACGTACAATGTCAGGAGGAAACGTGATGGCAAAGCTGAAGGATTATTTAATTGGTGTAGAGTCGGGAAAGATTGAAGCACGTAATTCAGCGCCCAGCTGGAGGTCTGCAAAGTACGAGAATGCACTGCTGACATACTTGGAGTTGATAGAATATGAAAACGCTGATGATAGATATAGAGACGAATTTGACGCACGATACAATATGGTGCTGCGTAGCCCAGGACGTTGACACTAAAGAACTGTCTACGTTCACTGAACCGTCTCCATTAAGGAAACTGTTGGAGAGCTATGACTCTGTAGCTGGACACAACATCATAGGCTTTGACGCTCCAGTGCTGCGCAAGGTATGGGGTGTCGATCTGTCTACTAAAGAGTACATTGATACGCTGTTGTTATCTAGGCTATACAATCCTAGCAGAGACGGTGGACACTCGTTGGCCTCATGGGGTGCTCAGTTTGGGTTTGCTAAAGGTGACTTCACAGACTTTGACGGGGGGCTGACGCCCCAGATGCTGGAGTATTGCCAGCGTGATGTCGAGCTGACAACGATGGTGTTCCATTGGCTTGTCGTTAACATGAATAAAGAAGGCTTTAGCGGCAATTGCAGAGAACTCGAACACGCTGTAGCTAAGATCACAACGCAGCAGGAACGCACAGGGTTTAAGCTGGATGTAGGTAATGCAAATGCATTGTATGCTCAACTCTGCTCTAAGATGATTGGTATAGAGAAGCAGTTGCAAGCAGTGTTTCCACCGATTGTAGAGCAGCGAGTGAGTGAGAAGACTGGAAAGACTCTGAAGGATAAGGTGACAGTGTTTAATCCTGGTAGCCGTCAGCAGATAGCACAGAGACTGATAGCACTCGGAGCTAAGTTTGATAAGCAGACTGAGAAAGGTAACGACATCGTTGATGAGACAGTGCTGGACGGTATCGACATACCAGAGGCTAAGTTGATTCAAGAGTATTTGATGTTGCAGAAGAGGACAACACAGATTGATAGCTGGCTCAAAGCCGTAAGAGACACTGGCAGAGTGCATGGCAGAGTGATTAGTAACGGTGCTGTCACGGGTAGGATGACACATAGTACACCCAACATGGCACAGATACCCTCAGTAGGTGCGCTGTACGGTACAGAGTGCAGAGCCTTATGGATAGTTGATGAAGGTAAGAAGTTGGTAGGTATAGACGCTAGTGGTCTTGAGCTACGGATGCTTGCACACTACATGGGTGATGACAACTACACCAATGAAGTTATCAGTGGCGACATACACACAGCTAATCAGAAGGCAGCAGGGCTGACAGAAAGAAGTCAGGCTAAGACATTCATCTACGCATTCTTGTACGGTGCAGGCTCTCCAAAGATCGGCAGCATTGTCGGTGGTGGTGCTAGAGAGGGACAGCAGTTGATTGATAAGTTTCTACGCAATACACCTGCTCTAAAGCGCCTCAGAGAGGCTGTAGAGAAAGACAGCGCCAAAGGTGTACTGACAGGTCTAGATGGGCGCAAGCTACGTGTAAGAAGCACTCATAGTGCTCTGAATACATTATTGCAAGGTGCTGGCGCTATTGTGATGAAGCAGGCGCTAGTGCTGCTGGATCAGAAGTTGAAGGCGTACAACATACCTGCACAGTTTGTAGCCAACGTGCATGATGAATGGCAGATTGAAGTGGATGAGTGGTTTGCTGACACTGTAGGCAGGCTGGGTGTGCAGTCGATTAAGGAGGCGGGGGAGTTCTTTGCTATGAAATGCCCCCTGACTGGAGAGTTTAAAGTAGGTAACAATTGGGCGGAGACGCATTGAGGAGTAATGATGGGATGGATAATCAGCGAAGCACTTTACGAGAAATGGCGTTGTTCGCAGGAGCCGGTGGAGGAATACTCGGAGGACACCTACTTGGATGGAAAACAATCTGCGCCGTTGAGTGGGAACCCTACCCAGCTTGTGTACTTGCCGCAAGACAAAATGACAAAATTCTCCCGCCTTTCCCGATTTGGGATGATGTTCAAACCTTTGACGGCAGACCGTGGCGAGGACTTGTTGATGTGGTATCGGGAGGATTTCCTTGCCAAGACATATCCAGCGCAGGACGAGGCGCAGGAATTGACGGAGAGAAATCAAGTATGTGGAAACACATGGCAAGAATTGTCGGTGAAGTACGACCTAGACTTGTCTACGTGGAGAACAGTCCACTCCTTATTAAACGAGGAGCTGCATTGGTCATCAGTGACCTTACCGCGTTGGGGTATGACTGTCAGTGGTGTATTGTATCAGCGGCAGACTGCGGAGCGCCCCATAAACGCGACAGGTTCTGGCTTGTGGGCAACACCAACGACTATGGACAAACTACCGCCAAAGTCAGCAGAGGCTTTGCACAGGGAGGCGACAGTGACAAGACCTGGCAGGAGCAAGCCAGCGAACTTGAGAGATCAGGTGAGCAATATGGAAAACTGGTTAACACCGTCAGCGAACGAAGATGCAGCAGGGACTCCAAACGGCAAGATGCAGAAGATGCTAGGCAACGACCCACGGATACGAGGAACAACAAAGGCAGAGTGGGCGGCTGGGACATTGAACCCAACGTGGGTAGAGTGGCTAATGGGGTGGCCGCTAGGGTGGACAGACTTAAAGCCATTGGGAATGGACAGGTTCCAGTTGTGGCAGCAACAGCATTCAATATATTAAATAAATAGCTTGACAGCTATAAAGTCTATGTCATACTACATAGGCAGCAATGAATTGCTTGACAAATTAACCGCAGTCAAATTGATAGACAATTTTCATAAACAGTAAGGTAAGGAGATATACGATGTCTGATGTAAAACCCGTAGCAATCAAAGCAACAGCATTCTGGGCATGTCTGAAGGATGCAAACAAACTATCTGGCAAGTACCAGGTAGACTTAGGTCAGTTGTCTCCCCAAGCTGTGGAGCTTCTGCAAAGTATGGGTATTAAAGTGAACGACAAAGGTGATGATCGTGGTAAGTACATCACTACAAAGTCTAACTCACCCATCCGCGCTTACGACACTGACGGTGACGAGATTCACGAAGCAGTGGGTAACGGCAGCAAGCTCAAGGCTGTCATTGGCTACTACGACTGGACTTCACCAATGGGCAAGAAAGGCAGGAGCGCCAACCTCGCTAAGATGGTTGTGACAGACTTGGTAGTCTTTGAGAAAGACAATGGTGGTGGCGGTAACTACGACATGGCAGAGGCTGTGTAGCATGACAACTCAGGAGCGTTACGAGGAAGTTAGCGAGTTGCAAGAGCAGCTCAGACACGCTCAAGAGATGTACCAACGTGGTCTTGCTTGCTACACAGACTTAGTAGCAATCGAAGACGCCCTCAACGAAGCTGTAGAAAAGCTTAACAGCTAACAACAGCTAACGAGTCTGGGACAGCATAGCACACGGAAGTGCGCTGTTGTCTCAGCAGGAGTTAACATGTTACTAATTGATGGAGACATCTTCTGCTACAGAGTTGGCTTCTCATGCAACGCAGAGCCTGAAGAAATATGCCTGATGACACTGGATAAAAGCATTGCAGATATCTTGCTACGCTTTGACGATACCGACTACATGGTAATCATCTCGGGTAGAGGCAACTACCGCAAAGAGATTGCAGTGACAGCTCCTTACAAGGGCAACAGGAAGGCTGAGAAGCCTGTGCATTACCAAGCCATTAGAGATAGGCTCAAGAGCTACTGGCAAGCGATAGAGACTGAGGGTATAGAGGCAGATGACTTGATCGCTACAATGGCTACAACGCTGCCACAGAGCGTTATAGTGAGTATCGACAAAGACTTTGACCAAGTACCTGGTAAGCACTACAACTTTGTTAAACATATCCACTACACAATCAATGAAGAAGAAGGTCTGCTAAACTTCTATATGCAAATACTTGTAGGAGACAGAGTAGACAACATCATCGGTGCAATGGGTATAGGGCCAGTAAAGGCTAGGAAGCTGCTAGAGGGTAAGACAGAAGTGGAGATGTACAACGCTTGTGTCGAGGTCTTAGGCGCTGAGAGAGTGCTAGAGAATGGACAGCTCTTGTGGCTACAGCGTTACGAAGGTCAGATGTGGGAGGCTCCTAACTTTAAACGCTATAAGAGTAACGATGATGAGGGCTGAGAAGACACACGCTGGTGATAAGTGGACTAAATCACGCTACTTCCAATTCATACGCTCTGCACTGCGTTCAGCGTTCAACAGATATCCAGTGAAGTTTGCAGCTAAGAAGGCAGCAGAGAAGACTGTAGAAGGACATAGACATAGATACGAATACCTCTGTGCAGAGTGCGACAAATACTACAGAGGTAATGAAGTTCAAGTGGATCACATTAAACCGGCAGGGACTCTGAAGGACTACAAAGACCTCCCTGCTTTTGTTCAGAATCTCTTCTGTGAAGCAGACGGCTTACAAGTGTTGTGTAAAGATTGTCACAAGACTAAGACAGCTAGCGAGCGTAAACAGAGGAAACCTACAGCAGCTAATTAACTTAACTTAACTATTCGCAGGGGTTGCGCGGTCTAAAGTCTTTTGCTGTAGGTCTTTTTATTCAATCAGTACGTGGAGAAACAACAATGAGTAAGCTAGAGTTTTATGTAGAGTTGGTTACAGCGTGGAGTAGACAGCGCGGTATCCTAGAGAACGGTAAAGTAACGACACAGACTCTGAAGCTAGTGAGTGAGATAGGTGAGCTGGCAGACAACGTAGCTAAGGGTAATGATGTCACAGATGACATAGGTGATTGCCTGGTAGTACTGAACAACATAGCTATTATGTCTGGAACCTCTCTAGATACTTGCTTGAAACACGCTTACAACGACATCAAAGATAGGAAGGGTTACTTAAACGCTGAAGGTGTGTTCATTAAGGAAGAAAGACTATGATCAGCTACAGAGATATGACGTTCTGTCCCTTCTGGAAGGATTGCAAGAGTGCTCACATGTGTCATCGACCTCTAACGCATGAAGTGAATCTGAAGGCTAAAGAGTTTGGACTACCTGTGTCAGTGTTTGCGTCTAAGCCTGAGTGCTGGAGTTTGAAAGTACCTACTGACTCACAAGAGGCTACAACGTGCCACTAAAGGATCACTACAGGGAACACTACGGTATAGATCGTGGTGGCCTTAAAGGTAAGAAGGCTGACTACACTCGCTGCTGTCATGCAACAAAGATGGTTCAGGATGTTGTGCAGTGCAGAGGTAAGAACGGTAATGGCCCTGACGGTGCTTATTGCAAGACACACGCTCGAGAGATTGAGATACTTGAGAACATTAAACACAAAGACAGGTTGTATTTGCCTGTGAACACTGGAGGTTTTTAATGAAACACTTAGTAGTGCCAGACACGCAGGTGAAGCCAGGACAAGACTTACGCAGGTTCCACTGGCTAGGTAAGTACGCTGTAGAGAAGAAGCCTGATGTCATCATCTTCATTGGCGATCACTGGGACATGCCTTCACTGTCCAGCTACGATGTAGGTAAGAAGAGCTTTGAAGGTAGACGATATGTGCATGACATTGACATAGGCAATCACGCTATGGATATATTCATGGAGTATGTTAACGGTGAGATCAACAGGTTAAGAAATAACAAGCAGAAGCTCTGGAGACCTCGGTTGGTGTTTACATTAGGTAATCATGAGCAGAGGATAGAGAGGGCAATAGAGTCAGATGCAAAGCTGGAGGGATTGATTAGCTTTGATGACTTCTGCCTAGAAGACTATGACTTTGAAGTAATACCATTCCTACAGCCAATCGTTATAGACGGTATAGCCTACTGCCACTACTTCACCAGCGGTGTCATGGGTAGACCAGTTGGTAACGCAAAGCTGTTGATGACTAAGAAGATGATGTCGTGTGTACAAGGTCATGTACAGGATAGAGACATTGCTTACGGTAGACGCGGTGACGGTGTTAGAGTCACAACAATGTTTGCAGGGATATTCTATGAACATGATGAAGACTATTTAACTCCACAGACTAACGGCTCATGGGCTGGTGTGTGGATGCTGAATGAGGTCAGTGATGGTAGTTTTGACGAGTTGCCTGTGTCGATAAACTTCCTAAGAAGAAAGTACGGAGACTTAAATGTCACTGACGTTCAATGATATAAAGCACAAGCTACGCCTCCTGGATGAGATTACATTGATGGAGGTGCTAGAGATAAGCAGCGAAGACATTGTAGACAAGTTTGAAGACAGGATAGAGATGAGGTTAGACTATTTAACTGACGAGCTTGAGGAGGTGTGATGTGCGAGATTCAGTATTGATTAAATCCTGCAAAGATAGTCAACTATGGTATAAAGATTACATCGGCTGTTTGTTTGAAGTGATAGAGTATGACGCACTGACGAAGATGTATTGGGTGATGGCGGTAACAGGACGAAACATAATATACGAAGAAGATTGTGACACTTGGGAGCTGGCAGTAATGGCAAAGGTTCAGTCAGAGTACACCGACCCAGTAGAGCGACCCAGTCACTACGTAGCCGGTGAGATAGAATGTATTGACGCAATCCAAGCAGCAACAACGCAAGAGGAGTTTGAAGGTTTTCTGAGAGGTAACGTGCTGAAGTATCTCTGGCGCTGCAACCTCAAGTCTAACAAGACTGAAGACCTCAACAAAGCTCGCTGGTATCTAAACAGATTGATAGAGGAAACAGAACAATGAACCCAGATAAAATGATTGAAGCAAGTGACGCTATTGTAGACCTCTTACAAGAAAAAGTAGGGAACTTGGAACAGCTTGATAACATGATGGGAGCCATCGCTTTGTTAGAGATAGTTAAACACAGTATGATTGCAGCAGCTGCGCGATGAGGGAAGTAACAATGATGGACAGTTATTCAACGTATATACACCGCAGTCGATATGCTCGTTACATACCAGAGCTTGAGCGTAGAGAGACTTGGGAAGAGACAGTAGATAGATACATCAGCTTCTTTGGTAGCAAAGCTCCACAGATACCTGGTGAAGTCTTTGAGGAGTGTCGTCAAGCTATCCTCAACTTAGAAGTAATGCCTTCTATGAGAGCGCTTATGACGGCTGGTAAAGCTCTTGAGAAGGATAACATTGCAGGCTTTAACTGTAGCTACCTTGCTGTAGATCACCCTAGAGCATTCGATGAGATGATGTATATTCTCATGTGTGGTACAGGTGTAGGCTTCTCTGTAGAGAGACAATACATAGCACATTTACCAGAGGTGTCGGAGGAGTTCCATGCTACAGATACTGTCATTGGGGTTGCAGATAGCAAAGTTGGATGGGCCTCATCGTTCAGAGAACTTATATCGTTGCTCTATGCAGGTAAAGTACCAAAATGGGACTTGTCAGCAATACGACCATCAGGAGCACCCCTTAAGACTTTCGGAGGTAGAGCTTCTGGCCCAGCACCTCTTGAAGACCTTTTCCGCTTCTGCGTTGAAGTATTCAGAGGAGCGAAGGGACGTAGGCTCAATTCACTAGAGTGTCACGACATCTGCTGCAAGATTGCTGACATCGTTGTTGTAGGCGGTGTACGTAGGTCAGCATTGATTAGCCTGTCTAACCTCTCTGATGATCGTATCAGGCGTTGTAAGCAGGGTGAGTGGTGGATGACTGCACCGCACAGAGCGTTATCAAACAACAGCGCAAGCTACACAGAGAAGCCAGACTTTGAAGCCTTCTTAAACGAGTGGCAGGAGATGTACAAGTCTAAGGCTGGAGAGCGTGGTCTGTTCTCGCGAGTGGCTAGTCAGAAGCAGGCTGCTAAGAATGGACGTAGAGACGCTACTAAAGAGTTTGGTACGAACCCTTGCTCTGAGATTATCTTGCGTCCTGCACAGCTGTGTAACCTGTCAGAGGTTGTGGTACGTCCTGATGACACCCCAGAGTCTTTGATGCGGAAGGTACGCATTGCAACAATCTTAGGTACGTTACAGGCTACGTTAACCAACTTCCGTTATGTGCGTAGCATCTGGCGTAAGAACACTGAAGAGGAACGATTGCTGGGTGTATCTCTGACGGGTATTATGGATAACGTCCTGCTCAGTGGTAGAGGTAACAAAGAAGACTTAAAGAGTTTGCTTGAGCGTATGAAGCTCTGCTCTGTAGAGGTTAACAAGGAATATGCTGAGATGCTTGGTATCAATCAATCTACAGCAATCACTTGCATCAAACCGTCCGGTACAGTCAGCCAGTTGGTTGACAGCGCCAGCGGCATCCACCCACGATACAGCAGCTATTACATACGCAGGGTACGAGCAGACTCTACAGACCCTCTGTGTGACATCCTGAAGGACGCTGGAGTGCCGTGGGAGGCTGATGTGATGTCTAAGAATGCTCTGGTATTCTCCTTCCCTAAGAAGGCTCCAGAGGACGCTGTAGTGGCTTCTGAGATGTCTGCTAAAGAGCAGCTAGAGTTGTGGGAGATTTACCAGGATCATTGGTGTGAGCATAAGCCCTCAATGACATGCTACTACAGGGATACAGAGTTTCTAGAGATTGGGCAGTGGGTGTATAACAAGTTTGATAAGATCAGCGGTATCAGCTTTCTACCGTATAGCGATCACGTATACAAGCAAGCACCGTATGAGCCTATAACGAAGGAAGAGTATGAAGCAACTGCTAAGAACTTCCCTACGCAGTTTAACTGGGACTTGAAAGAGCAGCGAGACAACACTGAGGGTGTGCAGACGCTGGCGTGTGTTGCAGGAGCTTGTGAAATCTAACGAGGGTATAAATATGAGTGGAGGACATTTCGATTACAAGCATTATCATATTGGAGAGATTGCTGACGCTATAGAGCTGCTGATTGAGGACAACCTACATAAAGATGAATACGGTTACTGTAGGAACTACTCTGAAAAGACACTAGATACGTTCGTAGAGGCTGTTAAAGCTCTACGCATTGCTGAGGTGTATGCACACAGGGTGGACTGGTTAGTCTCTTGTGACGATAATGAAGAGGACTTCCACTATCGTTTGCAGCTTGATTTGAGGGAAGTAGTTTAAATGAAAGAGGCGGTGTAGGTCTGTTGAGTCTACGCCGCCTCTCCTGTTTATTACGCATTAGGATGTTGCATAATTCGCAACAACTACTTAGCCTTCTTAGCTTTAGTGCTTAACTCCCGCTGCCATTATCGCTTATCCTATAAAGACCTTTCATAGTTATCTCCTAAGCCTTTGATACTACTACCATTTTGTGACGGAACTCCACCAGGCTGCCGACATCTTACCTTTAGCGATGTTAGCAGCGTGTCTTGCCTTAAACGACTCTCTCCTAGCTTTATCGGCCTTTGACTCACCTTCACGCTTAGGAGAGCCACTGACGTTTTGCTGCCCAAATCTGATCGTTCGGGTCTCGTCACCCTCTTTAGCCACTACTACATGAGACTTTGTAGGGTGATTGGGAGTTCTCTTGGGTTTGTTATAGCCGCTAACTCCCGCGTTCTCCAGCTTGCTATCCTTCTTCTTAGTCATTAGGCATCTCCAGAGCAACACAGGTACATAGCTTCTTCATGCTCAAACCCTGCTTTGATGTGAGCGTCATACATAGCTCTGTGTAGCTTGGCTAAGTAGGCCGCTGTCTCTCTAATCTGCTTATCTTCTTTAGATTCTATGGCGACTATGTTGTCTGTCATTGCTGCTCCTTAATAGCCTGTGTAGCCCATGTCCCGTATGTCATTTCTATCTGCTTCTGGCAAAGCCTCTAACACTTTAACAGCTTGTGCTGCTATGAATGAAGGACTTGTAACAGCTCCTCTATTAACACCAGATGCTAACAGGATTAATCTCCTGGTTGCTTCAGGGTTTGTAGCCACCTTAGCCAGAACATAAGGAATACCAAAGATACCTACAGCGCCCAGCATAGCCCCTTCTGGCCCCATAGCGGCGTAGCCAGCAGTACCTGCCAAGCCCCCGAGAACAGAAGCACTACCGAGTGCAGTTGAAATCTCTCTACCACGTACACTTAAACTAAGGAAGTCTTGGGAAACATTTTTAGAGGAGTTTTCTAACGCACTGACCAAACCTTTAAAGTTGTTGTAGTTGCCACCAAGTACTGTTCTATACAACATGGCCGTACTAGGCTCATTTAGTTCATCAATAATTCCTCTTATTTTGTAGATGTCTAGAGTTCCATTAGCATTAGCAGCAAATGTATTAGCTAAGTAAGACTGTGATATTAATGCTCTAGCTCTTTCAGGAGTTGTAATGTCTCCTAGTATTTGACCACCTGAGCGTTTGACCTGTGCAAACGCAGTATCAATGCTATTCATTACAGCATTTAACTTTGATGCGTCACTTGATGTGGTCATCATTCTACCGAGCTGGGAGTAAGCACCTATTTCACCGGCCCTAACTAAGTTGGATTCCACAAGAGGAGGATACAGGTTATTTAATGTTTCTCCATATTGCTTATTTAAAGCTCTATAAGCAGCGGCAGCAGCTGGATTTATCTTTTCCATTGTGTCTGCAATAGAGGCTTTTATTTGGTTTTCAATCATTGACAACTCTCTATAGGCTGTAGCGTCGCCCATAGGATTGTTAATACTAGGTCTTAAATTACTAATCTCTAGAGTTAGTCTTTGTTGATATTCTATCAAGTCAGACATGCCTGCATTTTTACTTCCCCTGAACGGGTTATTTGTAGCAGGGTTTATAAGAACGCTTTCATAGCCCAAATCCTTTTGAGCTTTCTTGAGCATGTTTTTAGTATTGTCAGAAAGATTAACAATAAGTCTGTTAGTGCTGTCTGTAAAAATGTTGTCAATAGTTTTAGATATACCGTCAACAGGAACTAGGTTATTGCCTGCTTCTCTTTTTATAGCGTCTAAAGAAGTTCTAAAATATGCTTTTAAGTCTGTTTCAGCTGAACCCACTATCTGTGATATTGCAGCACCTACACCTTCTTGTGAACGTGCAAGAGCAGGGTCTACGCCTCTTATCATTTGATTAAAAGAATCAGAGATAATTCTTGCGTTGTTCTCTATAACCCCTTGCATTTGATTACTGGAAAAGGAGCCTACGTTAGCTAAGGATTCACCAATAGCGCCTAAGCGTCCTTGCATACCTGTCTGAGAAGGAAACAAAGTACCTCCTCTTTCCATCAAGAAATCTTGAGTCTGTAAGAGAGACTGAGGACTCCTTGCGGGTAAGTCACTCATCTGCACCTGATTCATTGTCGGAGGTGTAGGCGCTGTGTTTCTAAAGATGTTTAATAAAGACGAAGAGTCCATATGAAAAGCATCTTTAAGCAGTTTAAAACCCTTAAACACACCAGCAGTGCCTAGATCAATAGCTCCTGAGATAGAAGCCTCTCTTGCTGCTCCTCCTCTTCCAAAGCCTAAGTTTAAACCTCTACCAGCTACAACATCTTCTATAACTTCACCAGCATATGTTCCAACCGCACCTCCTACAGTTCCTCCTACCATCATGCCTGGAGGCCCAAAAGCACTGCCTAAAGCTGTGCCTACAACAGCGCCTGTAATGCCTGTGCCAGTGTCCAGCATTTCACCTGCGCCGAGGTTTGTTTTGCCATCATTAATAATAGCCATACCCTGTGGAGATATGCTCTCGTAGGTGTTATTCGCTATTGCTGACAAATCAGCAGTTGATAACCTGTCGATAAACGAATCAGGCACACCAGTTAAAATATGAGTATTTTCAGCCATTGTTAATTACGCCCCTGTGTAGCTGCTGCACGTGTAGCTTCTCTATCAGCATCTGGGTTGAATTTAAAGCCATATTTGCTTTCAATATTCTCTCGGTATCCTGGAGCGTTTCTTTGTTCTTCCCACGCCCTTGACAGCCCTGCTGGGTTTTGGTTTTTGTTCAAATAGTCTGCTTTAAATAGATTATACTCAGCAGCCATTGCAGCCATCTTAGCCTGACCTCTGAGCCAACTATTTATTAATTCAGGATCATTAAACTCATCAGGTGTTGTGCTTCTTGCCAATGCTACGTCTGCGTCACTGGAAGAGCCTGATGGAAGATTCGCTAAAACAAATGTGTTTTGAATTGCACGAAGCTCTAGACGCATAGCGTCAGCATCACTGCTGTTTCCTGTGAAAGTTCTCCACAAAGCACCCATACGCGCAGACGAGCCTGAACCCATTGCTGTATCAAACTGTGTAGAAAGACTCAACATTCTACCGGCTTGTGAGCTTGAAGTTGTAGCTGCTTCTTCAGCTTGTAGGATTGCTGGTGTCAGTGCAGCAGTAGAAGTTCCTGATCTTGCAGGCTGTAATAGCCTAATAGTATCTGCCTTCTCTAAAGAAGTTACAGCAGTATCCTGAGCAGCTAACCATGTAGAAATAGACTCAGGAGTGTAATTACCCCACGGCAGGTCTTCAATAATTGCTGAAAAAGCGTCAGTACCTGTTTCAGCCGCTGTAGGTGCTTTAATCCAGAAGTCTGGTTCTCCTTGCTTACCTCCTCTAACCCAACTGTTGTAGGCTGTAACGTCCATTGCCAGATCAGAACTTAGTATCTTAACAGAATTACTAGGGTCTGATGATGACTGTAGTTGCAAGACACTAAGGGCTGTGTTTTGATCAACAGGTGTTGTTGCTTGATTAAATAGCGTCAGAGCCTGCGCTATGCTTTCTGGTGTAAACTTAGCAGGGTCTAAGTCGGATAGAATTGTCTCAGCAAGGTTTGTAGGTGCTTTTGGTACTGTCAGCCAGGTATCACTTTCACCACGCCGAGCTGCTGATGCGTTGTATGCTACGCCTCCAAAAGTAACAATTTCATCATTACCATAAGCTATCTTGTAGATTTCTTCAGGGTTTTGATCAAACAAACCTGATAAAGCTGCTCTGCTTAAATTTGCTTTCATTTGTGCAGGTATAGTAGGACTGCTATTAATGATAGCAACATTAGATGCTCTCAAAGCCTCTGATTCTCTTTGCTCTCTTTGCTGTTTTTGTATCTCAGATTCATAAGTACCTGCTGCACGTGCTTCCTGTGCTTCTGCTAATCTACGGGCTTGCAGATTAGTTGCCTGTGTTTCGCCAAACTGTGCAACATCCAGTTGATAATTCATAGACTGAAGTGTATTCTCAAACTCTTGTTGTTGAGCCTGAGCAGCGGCTGCTTGTTGTTGCTGCTGTTCTGCCATCATTTGCTGTTGAAGTTGTGCAGCTTGAGCGCCATAGCCTTGATTACGCAGTGCTGTTATCAGCGCCTGTTGACCTTCTGGTGTAGCTGTATCAGCCTCTGACAGCATCCCTTGTATTCTTTCAGACTCTGTACGAATGTCTTGACCGAACAAGCCTCCAAAGCCCCTCCTAATCATATCTTCAATCATAGGCGCACTTTGTGCTTGTGCAGATATCAAAGGAGCTAACAACTGACCACCGCCTGACAAGCCTCTTGTAGCTAACTCAGCTCTGGTTAACCCTTCATTCCTAAGCTGCATAGCACGTTGTTCAGGTGTCTGTAGAATATCTGCAAATAAACTCTGTATATTTGTTAACATATTTACCTCTTAACTACGGCTTAATAAATTTACCGAACAAACCACCTAAGGCTCTATCAATAGCACTTTGCTGTGTTGTATTGCCTGCCGCATCGGTTTTAGGAGATGATAAGCTATTTATCAAAGTTATTAATGCGTTGCTACGTACTCCTGCTGCTGTGTTAGCTCCTCCAAACCTTGCTTCAATACCTGTCTGACCTAACAAACCTTGTGCTTGTATACCAGCTCTCTGACCTGCACCGGCTATGTCAGCCATGTTAATAGCAGGTGCTAGAGAATCTATTGCTTGTTGCTGCGGCATGTAACCGAGCTTGAATAAACTACTACCAATATCAGCATTCTGAGCTTGTTCAACTAGTGATTGATTCATAGCACCAAAAATGTCAGTGCTACGTTGCTCTTCAATAGCTTTAGCCCTTGCAAGCTGCTCTGGTGTACCGCCATACATTGCTGTACTAACACCACCTCTACCTTGATTGTACAGCCTATTCTCCAGAGCTAATGCTTCTCTCTCTTGTCCTGGAGATACCATAGCTTGAAGACGGTTAAATATCTGCTGTTCTCGCGTTGTATTATCTTGTGTAGCACTCTGCAACAAACCAGCAGATGTTCTAAACAACTCATCTTGATAAAACTTTTGCTCAGGGGTAAGTTCAACAGTATAGCCACCTTTATCATCTGTAATAACTTTTGAAAGCCCTGTAGTAACAGTAAAAGGTTTAAACTTTGCTTCATTAGCTAATGTAGTTCCTAGCGTGTTAGCTGCCGTAGAAGCATCTAGACCAGCTTTTTCTATTTCTCTCGCGTAGTTCTCTGCTAGTGCTAAACCACCACCGCCTGCCACAAGATTACCAAAACCGCCCTTATCAGCTTCTTCTTTTAAAGCTTGCCAAAAACTCATACACTACTCCTTAATAAGTTCCACCAGTGATAGTGCCTATGGTGGCTGTACCGCTAACAGTTAGTGTTGGTATTACCACTGTCCCTGTGAAGGTAGGTGATGCCTTATCTGCCTTACTGTTAACAGCACTCTGCAAAGCATTAAACTCTGTGTCAATGTCAGTACCTACAACAACCTTCAAAGGATTGCCTGTTACCAAAGCATCCTTAGCTGCGAAGTTCGTAGCCTTAGTGTAATCAGCCATTATATAATCCTTCCTAGTAGTGCATAAATGTTCATTTCTTGTATGGAGAATGCTGAATTATTTATCGTAGCCTCTACACCTATTGACACAGCAACACCACTACCTGATGTATTAATGGATGGTTTATTAATAGTTGTAGGGAATGTATATTCAGCATTTGTATTAAACTCAGAGATGTTATAGTTAGCGGGATTAAGGCTTGACACAAATGAAAACGCTTGCTTACTGTATGCTAGTGAGTAATCATAAGCCCAGTTTAGGATGCCGTTATTGCTAGTACCGCCAATGGTAATCAATGACACCTTCTTCAAGAACTTTAAGTTAGAAGGATTATCAAAGGTTAACGGGTGACTAAAGTAGCTCATCAAGTACGGAGTTGTGTTATCTCTATACCCTTGATACTTACCTATACCGCTAGAAGTACCTATGTACATTATACCACCTAGTGTTCTTTCATAACACAAAGGCACTAAACCTGTCCATGTTGTGGCTCTGTAGCTGCCATCCTCTAACGGCCTGCGTGTATCAAAACAATACGTTATTGCAAAGTCTCTAAAGGTAACTAAGTAGAAAGCATTCTCAGGGCTATAATGACATTTAACAGACTGTGTAGTTGCTGCTATTAAATCTTTAATCTCATCTCTAACATTCTTACTAATATCACCAATAGGTACAGACTTCTCTTGAATAGTTCTACCAAGGCTTCTTACACCTGTAGCGTCTAAGAATAAGATGTCAGCACCAGTGTGTTGTACACTGTCTCTAGCAACGCAGCCTATGCCGTTTATAACGTCTGCTATTGCCATTGTCGATGGGTCTTCAGCACCAGCATAGACCAGAATAGACTTCTTCCCAAAGATGATTAGAAAGCCATTGTGAGCTGTCATAGTGACAATCTCATCATAACCATCAGGCCATACTTCAGAGATGTCAATATTACCTGAGCTACCACCTGTCCAGATACTTCCGTTGAGTAGGTCTGACCAATACACTGTATGCTTATCAGCAGCGAAGTCAGCACACCATACTC